CGCCACTCGTGCCCTGACAAACCCCTCGTCCTTCAACCGTTCTATAACCTTCACTATGGAGAAAGTGAAAATTCCGGAAAGAGGGGCTTTCCCATAAGGAAAGCTTTTACCCTTCTGTCGAGCTTCTAGTTCGTCCAGTCCTCCAGCTATCAATACGATTTCTCTTATCGAATGCTCTCTTAATAGACGATCTGTGTTGAGTAATAGTTCGCCAAGGACTTCAAATTCGGGATGAAACTGACAACTCTCAGCCTGCTGTAACCATCTTATGGTCGTGTCAACCGGTCTCCAATTCTTATCCCTTGGCGTCTCGAAGCCCATCATCCCAGGTAGGGCTTTCTCGATTGGTCTCACGCCAACATTTAAGTCGTCCACTTTATAGTAGCGCATGTGGACATTTTGAAGATAGAATAACACGTCTTCTGATACACCACCTTTATCGCTCGAAATGAACATACCCAATTGATCTACCACTCCCCTGATTTGAGCCAAATCCCATGGCCGGCTCATTTCCCACATACCATCGTCACCTTGAAAAGTACATAATAATAAGATGTTGTTTATCTCTTCAGCTATGTACTCGGCCAACAACCATTGAAGAATCGAGTCGAACTGGTTAGTCCAGGCTGATCCCGATGGTACGCTATGTCGACCATGCCAAACTCCATCTGGCGTGAGCAACGGTATATTAAAGAACTGGTATTCGACATAATCAATTAGCTTCTTCGCACTCTTAACATAGCAACCCCTAATGAGCTCGAAGGCGAGCTTCGAAAACGTTCGCTCCGCCGTAGAGTCATAACCACTAAAATCCACGGATAACTTCTTTCTTTTAGAAGCAAGCATGGTAGTAGCAAACCCATCCACTGACTCTTGATCATTCAAAGCTACGAACTGTGGCATCTTCCTTAACTCGGGAAGTAGTACGTTCTGAAGTCTCAATTCATGGACGGTGATAGCATGAGGATAACCCCACACGTTTCGTTGTTTAGGTACTGAAGTTATACCAGCCGACTGACCCCTCCAGTATAGCATGCATGGGAGATTGAATTTGTACACATCAAATCCACTCTTCTCGATTGACCTAGTTAAATCTAGCATAGCTGGATAAAACTCGCTAGATCTACTGAAGAATGGTGCCCCGATATTGGTTCCACGAGGCATTACGTTAAAGGCTTCATCTATAGATGTAGGCTTCAAATGCTTTGGGAGCTTTTGGGCGACACGGTCGAACGCTTTCATGAGAGATTTTGAGTTAATAACCACCTTCCTAGGTATAGAGTAGTATCTCAATAAATCGTCTCTTCTCTCAGCGAATGGCACCATGATGCTGAGTGGTCCAACTTTACTTGCCATCGTAACCTCTGCGTCGTCTAGGGCTGCCAAACCAGTATGGCTTACCTCCTTTAACACTTTATCACGTAACTTAGCCCTTGCCAGAGCTTTGTCGCCTTCAGATTTCCCAATCATAGGCGTGACTATATCAGTGTTAAAGCCATGCGCCGTACGAGCGAGTGTAGTTGACACCCTCTGTATTGCACCCTCGTCAAGTAGTACAAACAAAGAGTTTAGATCTTCCTCGCGCACAGTGTAATCCCGAAAAGTATCTTTGTAGGACAGTTCGCCTACAAGTGTTCTTACCATAGTAATCGTACCTCGATAGACTAACTAAAGCTGATAAAGATGTACATCACCTCAACAGAGCTATCAGAGCTCACTTATTCATTAGTTAGCCTACCAAGACTAAAGCTACAACTTTTGATCGGGATTGCGGATGCATCTCTTACTCCTAAACTGTAAGCTGTCATCTCCCACACCCCGACCGCGGACAACAGGTAACTTAACTGTGTCCTGGCTAATTATGTCGTCACGTTTTAATCTTGACTCTAACTCAAGTAGCGATTTCACATTAGCCTCAATTTGATTGAGCAGCTCTTGAAATGTTTTATTATTAATCAACGTGATCCTCCACTATTTGTTTGTTTAACTCATCAAGCTTTATTTGCTCAGAGTCTGATAACTCTAGAGCCTCGTACTTCAAAGATGACGTCGTTTCCATATCACCACAAGTAAATGTTCGATAACGGATGAAGTAATCTTTAGTAGGGCCAGTGGTTAATGTTAACATATAGTGATACCAAGCGTCACTAACTATAGAACACTCTCCAAGCTCCTCTGCTACTGTGTGGTCATTTACGATGTGAGTTGAAATCATGTTCCAACTCCAGTATAACTGGCCACAAATCAAGCATTTCATGGGGTCGTCTATACCCGTTCCCCAATCTTTAGGATAAGGGTACCCGCGCTTTGAAGGCTCTCGCTTAACACATTTGTTTTGCTCAGCTATCCACTGTTCAATCACCAAGTTTCGAACAGTTTCAAACGACTCAAAACTCATCTCGTTTAGGAAGAACGAGTCACCGATATTGCGACCTTGACCATGATACTTGAACGAAATCTCAATTGAAGTTTTTATCTTCATTAGATTCCTCACTTTCTTTCTTTGACCTTGTGATCAAAT